CTGTTACCTACATCAACAGAACCGCCAGCAGCCATCTTCTTCATGCCGCCTTTTTTCATGCCCATCATGCCAGCCATAGGAGTTGGCTTTTTCATGCCATCCTTAGCTGTGCTCATTCCGGGTTTCATTACTGGTTTACCCATTTTCGTAGCCATACTTCCACCTTTTTTGAAAAGTGCCTGCTCCCCATGATGGGTTTTAGGCTGGTTGATTGATTGTCTCTGAGGTTGTGTATCAGCACCACCCTTACTAAACTTCTTGCCTTTGTCGGCCTCACTGAAGTCGCGTCCCACGGATTGTGGGATCCCGACCTTTTTGGCAAACGCAGCATTGTGTGCCACGCCCTCCATCAAATTATGCTGTGCTTTGCTCTTACTTGGCATCACTTCCCCGCAATAAGCTGGTCAATTTTTGCTTCAAGGCGATTAAAGCGTTGGTCAATGTGGTCAGTAATTCTTTGCACTTCTGCGTTAGTTGCGTAATCACGGGCAATTTCCTCGCGTGTTTTGTTGAGCAGGATTTGAACCCGCTTTAACTCATCCGACTTGTCTTTCCATACCCACATGAGTACAGCAGAAAAAGCGGACAAAACTGAATTCCATATGATCATTTCCATTAACAGAGCTTACCTTTGGTTTTGCCCTTTTGGGCTATACCGTCTGCTGCTTTAATGTATCCGCCTTCAGCACAGTTCCATGCTCTAAGACTTTTGTTAATCCTAGAGTTCGGGTCGTTCGCTGTTTTTGCGGACGTCAACTTCTTTTTCATCCCACTCATGCGGGCGCAGAAAGAGTCGCGCCTTGAGCCGCCCTCTGGTTGAGGTGGTTTCAAGTCGTGCCCTTCTCTCTTCGCAGAGGCTCGCCCCTTGGCGTTCAGTCCGCCGTTGGGGTTCTTGCCTTCCTTGCGCTGCCATGCTGGTGTGGACATACATTAAGCCTGTGCTTCTTTCCAAGACAAACGAGCCAAGATAGTACCGCTTGTAGAACTTACCGCTTGGGCAACCACATACAGAATATCAGGACCATCTGGATAGAAACCAGCCGCAGTGGTTGGAATAACATTTGATGTGCCGCCACCAAGGATAGAGTTACCTAAGTCACGCACGTTGGACAAGTCCAAAGTAGTAACACCGTTAGCACCGCAATAAGCAGCCGCCACAGACTCACCGCCAAACACAGATACTGCGCCTGTAGTGTTGACCGCAACTTGAGCCAATGAAGAAGTAATGCCGTTAGCTTGTTGAATTGGCGAAGTGAAATCTTTACCCGTTCCAATAAATGCTCCAGTGGAATAACCATTCAAAATCAGGTTAATCAAGTAAGTATTACCGGTGGTAACAATACCCAAAGAATCCAACTGCAACTGCATACGGTTGATAATTTCTTTTGTGCCTAACAAACCTGTTTGTCCGTTGTCCACTGAAGGCCCAATACGAATCGCCAGCAAACACACCGGAGAAGTGCTGCTGGTGGCAACGGCAGTAACCTGTCCATAGTTAAAAATTAACGACTTGTCATCATCAAAACGTCCATCCATGATTACTGATGAACCCCAATGAGATAGGGAAGGAACAGTATCAGGTGAAGATAGCGCTACAGATACGGGCGCTGTTGCACTATACGAGAATGCTGTAGCAGCAGAACCACCCGTTTGACCGCGCGTTAAACCATACAAAATACTACCGTCATTGCCGGTGTAAGCAATGTATTCAATCGTACCGGTTTGTCCAGCGCCCTGTACTTTTACAGTACCTGATGGTGGGAAACGAGTGCAATCAAGGATGTCAATTGACGATACGTTAACAGTAGAACCACTAATGTGAGTTGCAGCAGTCGTATTTCCAAAACCACGGATACATCCAATTAAGTTAGTACCAGTAATTCCAGAGTAGTAAATTAATTCACTATCAATCTTGACCACGCCCGTATTGTTAAACGCAGTGACTGCAGTCAACGGAATGGTTACATCGGCAAGAGCTACAGCCGATGTAGTAGTCGTAGTACTTGCAGACAAACTAGAAGTCAAAATCGTAGTTGGAGCAAGACCATTGGACTCATAGTGCGCCGCCATGTTTCCAGAACGCATGTACGCTTCAAACTGTACGTTGTTATTCTGAATCTGCGTGACGTAGTTAATCTGTCCGTTGGTTGCACGGAAGCCATAACGAACCACGCCAGCGCCATACCACGAGTAGTCGATGTACCACATCTGCATACGGGTCAGGTCAATCGTATAGCCTGATGGTCCTGTACCGTTACATGGGTCTTGCCATGAGGACTGGGGAATACGAGTTTCTAAAGTCAATGACATTAACGCACCAGCAATCGTTGTTCCGCGATATTCTGGGGTCACATACATTGAAGTGTCACTTGCCACACTCACCACACGGTAAGACTGCCCACGGATAACAACAAAAGCACCGGGTGCGCATTGTGTGCTGAACTGCGTTCCTGTACCCGTCACTGCGGAAGAACCCTGAGTTACAGACACAGTGCCGTTGGCTTGGTTAATTGAGTTACGAAGCACGGCATACAAAGTCTGACCGTCGTACTCAAAGAACATACCGTTTTGTTGGTCAAATAAACCTACACGGTTAGCAGAGCCATACCAACTTAATGGGCTGACACGAATGGCTTGTCCCGTAGCGGTTGTGTTAGCGCCAACAGATACTTGGGTTGTGTAAGTAAATGTGGTTGTGCTAGGTACGGAAGCAACAGTAAAGTTGCCGTTATACACGCCTTGGTCGCAACCAAACACTTGAATCTTTGCTCCAACAGTTAAGTTGTGCTGATAGCGTGAAGTTACTGTCGCAGTGGTAGTAGAACCAGTAATGCTGGTAACAAACAATGCTGGCTTTAAAGATGAACCAGTAGAGAACTGAATACCTTTACCAGACTGGTAACGGAAGTAACGACGGGTTTGACGAATCAGTTGTTGGTCAGTAACCGCACCACCAGCAGAGAATGCTACGCCACCGTCAAATGTACGAGGCTCAACAAAACCAGATGGGCGAGCATACAAAGTTACGGTAGCGCCTGCCGTTGCAGTGATAGCACCTACAGGAGCGGTATTAACCGTAAAAGTGAATGTGTTAGCAGTCGGTACTGTTGCTACAACCCAAGCGCCGTTAGGAGGGCCGCTTGTTGCGGCAGTTGTTCCTTGAACATAAATATAAGAGCCTTGCGACAAACCATGTGGGTTAACTGTAGTGCCTGTAACAGTAGTAGTTGAAGAGGTAAACGCTGCGCCAGAACCTGTAGCTACTTGAATACCGCAACCGGAATAAAAATATCCAATATACGCATAAGTCAAAGCTGGGTTGTATTGGTTAGCCGATGGTACAGAAGTACCGTTAGCAATCTGGCAAACAATGTTTACACCAGCAGAAAAACTTGTGATATACCACCAGCCGTTAGCGGCAGGGGAATTTGAATTCTGAATAAAGATTGGAACACCAGCGGCTGCGCCAGTAGTGTTGCTGGTCAATATGGTCAACGTAGCATTAGAACCATCACCAGCAATACTAGTAATTCCGGGAATTGGTTGTTGAGCAATGTAGTACACGCTTTGGCGGTTGTTTTGCAAACCAATAGATTCCCACTTTGTAGGCTGTGTGCCATATTCAAAGTCAGTATCAATCAACGCCTGTGGCGAAGATATACGCATCTTGCCTACTGGGTCTTGATTACCCGGCGCAGGTGCGAAGTATGGGACACGCGCCCCAGAATTAGAAGTACCCTGTATGGGTAAAGATTTGTTCGTTCCCGAATCAACGACGGTCCATCCACCTGACATATATAACTCCTTAAATCCAAAGAAGGGGGCATAAAGCCCCCGTTACTCAATTAGTCGAAGTTACCGTATGGGTAAGTTGTTTGAGTTCCAATGTTAGGGTCAGGTTGTGTATAACGCACGATGATGCCGTATTTACCAGCAGTGAACGGTGCAGCACCGTTAGCGCCAGACACGTTAGTAGCGAGGGTTACCACAATCTGAGACATCACAGAACCGTTGGGGTCAGTGTTTGCACCTGTATTGTTTGTTATATCTGCTGGAGTACCAGCATATATATTAGCCAACTGAGTAGCAGAATAACCAGAGGTTAAAGACTGACGACCTGCGGTGAATGTTGAGCTAGATGTACCCAAGGTCATGTAACGGGCAGTACCAGCAGAGGCTGTAAATCCGTTGCTTACCAAAACTTCCATACCGGTAACAGTACCAGTGGTTAGAGTTTGTATTGCTTGAACATCAACAATGATGTCACGAATTAATGAACCGTAAGGCACATACATTACACAACCACGATACAGGATGGTTGCTGTATCAGCAGTGATGGTTGCTGCGGTAGGGGGAGATGCGGTAGCAGAAGGTGTATACACCACTGCGTTGGAATTGGGGATGCCGTTAGAACTAACAAATTGCTGGTTAGCACCAGAGTAGTTTGCGGTAGCGTTAGTGGTAACAGTTAAGTCCATATAAACGGACTGAACGCTCTCAACGTAACCTACGTTACGAAGTGGGCCAAAACGGTTGTTGCCCTGTAGGATCGGGCCTTCAAATGTGGAACGTGCCATGACAATAGTCCTTATGCAAAAGAGCTTTTACCAATCGTTGCATCGTCTGCTGGGGCAGTGGCGGTAAAAGCGGATCACCCAGATGTTTGGAATATACACCATATTTCTATGGTGTCAAGAAAAAAGGGGGCTTGTGACCCCCTTTCTTTTAGTATGAACCAGAAGAGCCGAAAACGCCCAAAGGATCAGACCAGCCGAAGCTGTAACGCTCACGGGCCTTGTAACGCACGTTACCAGTATCGAAGTCGCCGTCCATGCTGTTTTGCAGCGGTGTACGAACGAAATGCTTCAAACCGTTAGGTACGTCAGTTGTCAAGAACCAAGCATTGGTGTCAGTCAGATAGTGGTTAATTGTGTAACCTTCTGGGATGGCACCATTGTTTTTTAATGCGTTGATGTCGTTGTTGTTAGTTCCAACGCGAAGGCTGGTTTCTAACAGACGAGTCGCAACGAATTGCAATGCTGGTGGGATGATCAACTTCTTAGGCTTAGCAGCGATCAACAGACCACGCTCATCAGTCCAAGCAGCGATCTGGATAACGGCGGCTTCCAAAGAAGTCTCGTTCAAGTCGGCTTGAGTAGCTGGGGTGTTGCTGTTAACGCCACCATTGACCAAGGGGTGTGAAGTGCTAAACAAAGCAACGCCGTCACCGCCTGCGTAAGCAGCGCTGAAACCGTTGTTCAATGTAGCAGCAGCCTTGATCTGCTTGGTGTAAGCCATAGCGCGAGCCAAACCTTTGGTGTAGCGGGCTGACAAAGAATCGTAGAGGTTATCTTCGATAGCTTCTTCAGTGATCGCAAAGCCCAAGGCGATGGTTTCGTGGTTATAGCGAGTTGTCCATGCCTCTTGTGCATTGTCATAAGCG